CAGAAATCCACTGATAACGAGGAGCAGCAAACTGCAAATCGGTATTAGCCAACTTTTTAAGTGACGTCATATTCTGCCATACATCTGTTGTATGTGAATGTGTGTTATCGTAAGGTGCAGGCGGTGTGCTGTCATCCGTCCACGGTGATGAGCGGCCAACAAACAAGTAATAATTGTTCGCTACCGCTTCCATGTCGGCTACAAACTGCTTAGCAGCTCTTAGCCTAAAAATTTGTGTTACAATGGCGGCCATTGATTTCGACTCCTGTTATATGCTAGAGATAGTAATTTCTGCTGTTGCATTTATATCTATTGTTTTATTTATAGCCTCAGAAATGGTATAATCACGAAAATTATACATTGGATTCGGCAATAAGAATTTTAAATCTTCTAAGTATTGTTTAGGTCCAATCTTATTGGACTGTCTTGTATTATCATTAATGATCTGTTCAGTAAAATATACTGTTGCTAAATCAGCAGTATATCCAAGATTAGCAGATGTCACACCATGACCAGATCGAGTTGCAACTACTGCTGCAGTAATCTCTACCGGAGGAATAATAATTGGAACTGGAAGACCAGCACCAAGTTGCAAACCAGGTTGCGCAAAAGGCATAACATTGGCTGCGTTATTTTTCTGAAGTATTTCGATGAAAAGAAGAATCTCACCGAAGAAAATAAATCCAGCTGGGTGAACCAATCTATTAAAAGCGTTTTTCCACTGATCAATATTGGCACCAGTTTTAAGAATATAAGAAAACTTTTGATATTTAAATGAATCTTGGATTCTCTTATCATCAGATATAAATGATCTCGATGTTGATCCTGAACCAGACTTATAAATTTTAACTACATCACCGTTGCTAAGAGCTGGAGTAAATGTCAATTTATATGCAAGAGTTTCAGTAATATCATCATCGGTATTTGGATCATCTGGTGAAGATCCATAAGTTCTATAGTATGTGCTTGACTTCCAATTTGTATTTAATACGCCATTAACAAAAATAATAGGAGTATTATACAAGAGCCAAAAGCCATTATCATCTTGACCTGTCACCTCACTTGTTGTTCCAGAAATAGTATATGTTAATGTCGGTGTATAATTAGCAACATTAGCTTTTACGTCTGCAGAAAAATCTGTCCATGGATTATCTGATGGACTGAATATATCCTCTTTTGGAAAATATATTTCTACTTCATCGTTAAACAATAAGTTAAAGAAAGATACAATAGAATCTGGCGTACCACGAGACTGATAAAAATCAACAAGCTTAGTATAAAATAGTCTAGGATCGGCAGCAAAAGAACGAGGTATAGAAATACCAATCTCTTGTTGAAGGTTTGTTAAAAACTGTTCTTCAACAAGATCGATATCACGTTGATCTGCTACACGATTTACATAATGTGATGCACGATTTTCTGAAACTAGATAGTCATTAAATAATTCTAAAAACTCAATAAAATCAGGATACGTCTGATTAATATGTTCCGGAACTAAATCTGGAATCAGCGATGATATACTGACTTTATGTGAGTCATTATTGACGTAATGTTCGTCCATTATTCATGCCTTGAAGTTGTTGAATAGTTAACACCCGCTGATGTACCACCAGTAATCATTGTATCTACTTCACCTGTAATTATACAATCGTCAACAAGAATAGTTAGCAATTCATTACGTTTAGGTGCAAGATCATTTGAATCCGGATCAGCAGTAATTTCAATATAAGATCCAGTAATTGAGTTTATGGTTGCGGTAAACGATAGCTTACCAGAAGTAACATCAATTGTACCTGCGTTATTTTCAATAATAGTTTCTGTAAGGCCTATTCCTTTTACGATTTGGAGTCTACGCTCACCTTCATCATTAACGCGATCACGAAGTGTACAACCAGTATTTCCGTTATGTACAAACTCTGTTGATCTTATAATTTGCTCGTTTGATTTTGTATTATATATTGGAGATGAAAACGCAACTTCATACCTAGATTCTGCAGTTGTTGTTGGAACAATACGCTTTTTCATTTTAACTCTTACAATAGAGTTAAGTATTGCAACACTTGATGCATCAATTTTACTAATCACATTTGAATATCTAAACACGCCATCAAATCGTTTTAGCTGGTCGTTATTGTATACGCGAATAACTTCCCTTGCCTGTTCTTCAAGAGCATCAGCAGATAATGCAGTAACGTTTGGATTATATTTAAAGAATACATCCATATAAATGTAAGTATACTTAGGATCTACAATCTCTGGTGTAATTGAAACAACATTCTTTGGTTTTAGATACTGAGAAACAATTAAAGTTTTATCAGCTTCTGAAACGACTTCAGCATCTTTAGGTTTAATAGAAATATAAACTTTACCATAGTCTGGAGGATCATTGTCTTCTCCACCCCAGACAGTAATAGCATCGATGTTGGCATAGTTATTCTGAATAATTGTTTTATAATCATCTGGAGTAACAGCACGATTCTGAGAAACAAATGATAATGGAGCATTAAATTTAATTGACTCAACATCTTCTTTTGTAGAACCACCTTGTGCTTTTTGGTTTACTGTAAGAGTAACATTTGTATTACCTTGAATAGTACCAGATAATGCAAAGACAGCGGCACCGTTAGCAGCATCATTATCAGTTACCAAAGTTTCAAGTTGAATAATATTACCATTATCTAATCTTTGACCAAGAACACCATCACCAAATTTTACTTCATATGCACCAGTTCTACTTTCTTCAAGAAAGTATACCTTTGATGTAGCTGTAACTTCTGTAACATTAACAACAGATTCATATGTTTCAGTAGTGCTATTAGTTGCTGAAGCTTGTACTTTAACAGTAAGCTCTGATGTAACTGCATTTGTAAAAGGAATAATATATGCTTCAGCTGAATCTCTATCAAAAATGTATTCAGTATTTTTATATGAACCCTGAAGAATTCTTACATTACTAAAGATGTATTCTCCATTTGCATCTATAGTTGTAGTTAGTGTCTGATCGTTAACAAACTTATATGATACACCGTCAATTGTAGAAGTAAATACTGTACCCTTAGTCATAGTCAAAGGAAGATACGTATTATCATCTGACAATACGCCTGTTGGATTATTTACCTTTACATCAATATATGCTACAGCAGGATATGATGATCGAGGTGTGTATCCAAGCATCTTAGCGTGCGATACAACAGAAGGTCGCAATCTAGCAGAGTCTAAGAATGTTTCGTTAATAGCAAAGTTTGCATTGATAGCGTTATAGTGTGTGACATATGCCATAACATCAAGCAGTGAACTCAGTGCAGAACCTTCAAAGTTATAATCTTGAAAGGTATCCTGCTCTTTCATAAATGTTTTTAAGTCGGCTTTGATTGTATCAAAGTCCATTTCCGAAACTTTAAGTCGATTAGTATCTGACATTTATCTGAGCCTCTCAATGATGAATTCTATGTCTGTTATCACATTTTCGGGTGATAAAATTTCTACTTCTATTTTTACGCTTAATGCATTACGATATGATAAATCACTAACTTCTACATTTAAAACTTTTACTCTTGGTTCATAGTTTTTTAATGTGTTAATAATTCTTTCTTCCATTTCAGCTTCAACAACAATATCAAAGTTTTCAAAAAGAAACTCAGTAAGCGATCCACCAAAATCAGGATCAAAAAACTTCTCGCCACGTCTTGTAAGTAAGATATTACGTACGGACTGCTTTACGGCTTCAACATCACGTTTAATAGGAACATCTTTTGTTACCGGATGTTTCTTAAACGGAAAGTCGAAATCGGAGTACGGTTTTGTACGAGCCCTGATATTTGAATCTATTGTTGCCATACTTCTATTTATACCTTAATTCGCGGAGACTGTACTAGCCCCGGCAGTTAATGTGATACCACAACCATAAGCATCACCAACTCTTGCAAGCGCTTTACTATTAACAAACACATTCGGTGAGCCAGCTGATAATGTAGTTACATGCGGCACGCATCCTGCAGCTGGTGGTACAGCAGGATGCGAAGTGTTTGTATCAGTAACTCTATGCGCAGCGAGACTTTCAATGAATACATCTCCTGATGCGCTATCTGCAGCAGGTACTACTCCGCATTCATGTACCGATACAGGATCTGTTGTTCTACACGTTTTGGGCATTATGCCATAATACCTCGTAACCATGATGGAGCATTAGCAGCTCTGCCACCTGAACCCCAATATTTTGCGGATGCTAATGCAACGGTGTTACCTGGAGAGATATCAACATGCATGCCAACTCCACCCATATAACCTGAACCAGCACCAATTGATAATGCCCCTGCTGATTTTGCTGCAGCTGCAAAGTCTGATGCTTCGGCTACATTGTTTACCATCGATAAACGGCTTCCATTCTTATACAACCAAATATCTGCAGCATAACCATCATCATGCCTATGAGAACCAACTGTTCCTGTAGTTTCATCTTGTCCACCTGAGAAAATAACAACGTCAAGACCAGCCGAGTTTGCTGCTGATTGTAATATGTTTTCAAGTGCAGGAACAAGTTTTAGTCTACGAGTTGCCGCAGAGTTTCTATA